GTTGGGATTGGTGTTACATATACACCAGAGTTATGTTTGCGATCCTGCTGACGTGCTGGTATGTGCTTAATTAAACTTAATATAGCATCTCTGTTTCCAAAATCAATATCAATATCTGCACTCATTACCAACCTGCCTGCTTTAACATTTCTTTTACATATTCCTGATCGGCAATATATTTGCTAAAAATACGTTCCCAAGTTTCAGGGTAAATGTATTCCCAGATAATTTTTTGTTGTTCTTCATTTAACTTACTTAAGAACTCCATCCCACTAGACGAATTATATATCACCCAAGGACTAAGTGTGCCTTTTGTAATAAGTTGACATACGCGATTTGGATTATTAAAGCGTATTATATCTTGCGGGTTGGCATTATTTTCTTCGCCCCAAGTAATACTATATTCCATTGCTCGCACTAGCGCACGATCAACACGTTCAGTTACTAGCAAGTTCATTAAGTATTCTTGATAGATGCTGTCTTTAGCCCAATGGTCTAATTTCTTATTGTTCTTAACCACATACTCAATAAACTTTGGTACATCAATAGCACCAATGGATACACAATAACGTCCAAACTTAACAAATGCTCGATAATACGGACTACTGGCAAAATCATCAAATGTTTTTAGTTTTGCTGAGCCTTGTGTATATTCAAAAAACTTTAGATATGCTTGATATCCAAGTTGTACACCTCGTTCATCTTTTTCTTGAAAACGCTTTTTTTGTTCGCAGACATGTACTGCAAGACTGCTTTCGCGCTTAAACTCACGTTCGCAATATCGGCAAGTATATGTATCAGTTGTTTCCGTGGAGTTTAATGTACTCATCTACTTCTCGTTTAGTAACTAGTTCCGCTAATACTTCAATATCTGATATTTTAACATTTGGAAATAATTCTGTCAAACGCTTTTTATGATCCGAGGATGTATCTTCTTTCTTCTTCATTTGAAGCCATTTGTGCTTTTGCGGTCCAATACCTGGACTTGCTGCGCAAAGTTCTAACCATTGTAACTTAGGATGCTTATTGATCTCATACCAGTTCTTGTTACAATAATGATTAGTTGCTGCTAGATAATAGTGTTGAATCTCTCTTGTCCCTTCAACACTTGCTCCCCATTTTAACGCAAGAAAGGCACTAAAGCCTTTGCGTTCTTCGTCACTTAGATTATCATAGAAATCATAATCCTTGCGATCCATTGCAGCAAGCATTTTAAAAATGTCTAGTTTAGCCGCCACCTTCAATATTCCTATCTGGTCCTGTTAGCACGTCCCACATGCGATGCTTTTCTACTTCCTGTTCGTACTCCGAACTATCTGGAAGTTGATTAATTACACGTTCAACTTCGCGCATATGTTTGTTAAACATTTCTTTTAATTCTGGATGACGTTCTTCCATCACATAATCACGCTCTGGGATGTTTAACACACGTTCAATGATTTTAATACGTTCTTCTATGTCCCAAGTACCTTTGTCACCGTGTACTTGGATACCATTGGAAACATTTTTGTTATTATCAAGGGATATGTTACCCCAATTTAACCCTGCTGTGTTAATTGTATAATCGTCATACTCGTCATAGTTATACGGAACGGTAATAGTCACTGGGTTTCCATTTTCGTCATCGACATCTACCATTGTTACAGTAATATTGCTGTCCTTCATATTACCCCCAGGCTTTGTTATAATCCACTACTTCGCAGTTACGGGATACGTCTTTAATAAAGTAAACGCATTCTGGATTCTCACCGTCACTCAATGGAACAGCCAGATACTGTCCATTTTTCAATTTAGGCGCATACCAAGAAACTTCATTGTAAACGTCTACAATTTCAATTGGAAGGAAAGTAGGAACATACGATTTTAAACTATTGTATTGATATACCTTAAAATCTCTATCGTTTAAACTTGTAAGTGGTAACGCTTCTAAGTCGCCTAAATCATCTTCCCCAATTAATACTTGCCAATCCAGTGGCATTTTGATTTGCTTATTGCCAATCTTTAGTACAAGAGCAGGACTGGTAAATGATTCAAGAAAAATGAGCGGAATGTAGAAATAATCAGGATTATTAGGATCGCTATTATCTAAAATAGCAAAACGTAAGTCGTCAATTTCTTCTGGCAACGTATCTAAATTATATGCTGTATTGTCTAGTGTGTGAATACGAATAGTAATTCTCCTTAAGATTTATTTTTATATTATAAAACAATTTTATATTATTGTCAATAAATTATTTCCACTCATATTTTTCTTGTGTAAACGGATAGTTTGCTTCTTTATAAAACGCTTTACGCTTGGTTAAATGACGTTTAGCAAACTTACAGGTTGAAGTTATATCCCAGATTTGGACATGGTCTTTATCTTGTGCTTTACGAATGCCGCGGCCGATACTTTGAATTACACGGACAAATGACTTACCAGGTTCGACAAGTACAAGATTAAAAATGCGGGGGATGTTAATACCAACAGCAGCGACACCATACGTTGCCACAATAATTTTATTGTCTGCTTCTGAAATTTCATCATAATGATCCTGCCTGTCTTTTGCTTTTGTAGCACCGCTTACAAACACAGCACGATCACCTAAACGATCTACCAAGTCTGTGCCAGCACTAACACGATCAACAAGCACAAGTGTATTGCCCGATTCGTTAATACCTTCAATCATTTGAGAGATAACATTTAATCTATCTTGATCACTTAACAAGAATTTAAGTTCTGCTTGATAGTTAGTATGCTCTGCGTGATCCTGTAACTGTACAATATTAACATGGCAGTTAGCAAGTACGCCTTTTTCTTGTAATTCCGACGCAGCAATCTTATGTATAACCGGTCCAATACTTACGTGAAGTGCTTGGAATTCAAACTCTTCCTTAGGAATAGTACCTGTTAGTCCCCAACGTAGTGGAATCTTTGCCATTGGTCCTGTTAGTAGAGTTTTAAGTGCGTCTGCTTTTGCTTGATGTACTTCATCTACAATAACACAAACTACATCTTCTAAAAACTCGCCAATAGAAATAGGTGCCTGTTGATTGCGTGTTGCTTTTAGTAGCGAGTTAAGTGATTGCCAGGTACAAATAGTATGCGTCTTGCCAAACTCTTTTCTATCACCAAAAAATACACCAACATCTAACTTCATATTGATATAGTCTTTTTCAGTCTGCGTTACCAAACTCTTGTTAGGTACAATAACAATCGATCGTCCATATTGTTCAACACGCTGACTTAGAGAGGCTGTCATGATGGTTTTACCAGCACCGGTGGCAATCTCTTGTAGCGACTGTGGATTCTCCAGAAAGTTATTAACTACTTCAATTTGGTAGTCGCGCATTTCAACAGGCTGTCCTTCAGCAGGATGACCTTTAGGCCAAGTAATGTGCGAATAGCTATCTTTTTCTACACGCTCAAACTCAAACGCCGTACGATATTCACGTTGGTCATCTACTACAACATCATAATTATATTCTGCTAAGACGGGAACAATGTCCGGCAACAGATTTACATACGTACTCCCGCCGAGTTGGAAAAATGCTACTTTACCATCCCAGCGACCAAGACGAACTGCTGGCAAATAACGTGCGTGTGGCACTACATACTTAAATTTGTTTACAAGTTTTTGCCGTGCTGAAAGTTCTAAGCCTTCGATCTTAACGTTTACTTCGTCTTTAATTATTAGTCGTGCTTGTTTCATTTGATATACCTATTAAACGAGTTAACTATTATTTTATTATACTCTCACAACAAACTATAACTGGCGTTATTGTGGTGATATCTTATAAGGGAATTGATTATTTTTAAATCGTAAACATAATTGATCAATTTTAGTTACTGATCCAATGGTAATTACTGAAAACATTTCCATTGGATCCCAATCTACAATATTCCAATGGTTACACCAGTCTTCTCGATAAGGTTGAAACCATTCTAAGAAAGCATCTAAATCTATGTGGTTGTAAAACTCTCTATCAGCTGTGGCTATTCGTATAGTTGGTCGTAACAATAACCATGGTTTTGCTAACTCTTTAAGACGAACAATATCATCAGGTTCTTTATCTTTAAAATACGTATAAGGATCTTTTGATAACTCTTGCCATTTAACATAACAATCCCCTTTTTTAAGTGTTGTGGTTTTGTATTTTAAAAATTTTCGATCAAGTGGAACTTCTAAAAGACCTGCTTTTTCTCGGTAATCAAAAACAATTGGATGATTCTTGAGATCATCTCTTTTATGTGATTCAATTTGGTGTATAGCTTCATGAAATTGTAACCATAGCGGAATAGGATTTTTATGGTAATTTATTTCGTATATTTCATGTAAATGGTTTAGATAATCTTGTGTTAGCTCTTGGTCTATATCAAATCCTAATTGCCGAGCATACGTGGTTAATTGTTGTGTAGTAAAATCAATATCAGTATAAAATTTACCAAACGGATTATCGCGCAATGTTTCATTAAAATCTAATTCAAGATGTTGTAAATATTTAAATTTAGAATAAATTATTGCGCTGACCTCATTGTTATTTAAATTAATATCAATAGGTTCAAGAGTTTTCCATTTAATACTTAGATTCATCTTCTACTACCGTAACAACTTTCTTAGCAATGTGTGCTAGTGCTTCATAATTAAATGCTGTTCCTGGCATATACACTACACAATCAATACCATTGTCTAATGTATAGTTATCGCCATCTTTGCTAAACACATGATAATCACCAATACCGCCGGCGGTGTTTCTGAAGTCTGCTAAACTCACAAACTTTTCAGGAACAAGTGTATTGCGCTGATCCAATTTACTATCTTTGTCGTATTTAGCGTACTGCTTATGTACAACAAAGATATCGTTATCTGTTTCTCTAAGCCACTGTTTAACTAACTTGATTTCGCTTATATTAATACGTACTTCGCGCTGGCAAGCAATTCGTCCAATATGATATCCATATTTCTGTGCCACATAACTTTGTAGCGCATCGCTTAACGTAACTTCTAATCCAACTAAATCTCTAACGGTGTTGAGAGTAATCTCATTAGGAGGCAAAGCACGTAACAGTCCAGGACTTAAATTGCTAACCATATAGCCGTCACCATATAACTCAGCGTATGGACACCAATCAAATTCATCCCCAGGAATGCTATCTACAAGATCCTGAACTGATTCGTCAACGGCAAACTCATGATCCTTGGCATAGTAGTACAAGTCTCGAATTAATGTAGGGTACGCAGTGCCACGCCATACACGTTCTTGTTTGTTCCAGGAGAAGTATTCGTGATGTACCGAGGATGACATTAATCCATAATCATGTCCGGCATCTTGGATCACTACACGCAAGTCAGCAACAGCGTCCTTGTTAAACGGAAAACGAAGTTTAATAATGTCGTCTTCTATCCACAACAACGGAGCGTAACTGGGATCAAACTCTACAACAGAATTAATCCAGGACTTTTCTAGAATAAGTTCTTCAGAAATGGTTCCGTTAGATTCGGCAAATATTTGCTTGCGGTACTTGTGTACAAGTTTTTCCCATAAATCGTTTTGCTTTACGGTAAGAGCCTGGTTATCTGAAATGTACCGAGCAACATTTTCCATAAAATTAATGTCATACCGACTAAAGCGTAAATTTTCACGCATCCACAAGTGTGCTGAATCTCTGTCTACAACTTTTCTTATCATATTGATATTATAACATAAAATTAAAAAAGGCGCAAGAGTATTTCATCTTGCGCCAACAAACTAGAGAACTTTAGGAGTTCAACATAGCAATTGTGTCCTCTAGTTTAGAAACTGCTCTTCATACAAGTTACTGCTGCCATATCTTTCCAACGCTGCGGGCTTACTTTAATCAAGTCTGCTAGTTTCAGTGCCATACGCAAACTCATTTCACGTAGAGAGTCTTTGTTCTCTTCCATAAACGTAATTACCTGCTCGCCTTCGTCACCTTGGAAATAGTATGCTTCAAACAAATCACCTTTGCGATGAATCTGCTTAATACGCAACAATTTATCACGCATAGTGTCTAATGTCAAATCAATGTAATGACAACGTGATTGAAGTGCTTCCAAGTGATCCTGTAGTTTCTTGCTACGCACATGATCAAACTTCAGGTTAGTAATAAAAATTACTGCGCCGTGGAAGTCAAAACGGTCTGGGATACCCTCACGGCGCAGTAGAGAACTATCCGCATTCCAGTGGATAGTTCGCTTTTTCCCAGAATCAAGGGCCGCTTTAAGCAAATTCAATGAAAGGTCGTCCATTAGGACAGAGTCGCAGTCGTCAAATACAAGCACATTGCCTTTGTCAGCATGGTTGTAAAGCGTAGCGTACAACCCAATTGGGGTCATAGCACCCTTAACTACTTCGTACTTAACTTTGCTACCAGCAAGGCGATCAAACATCGAGCTCTTTTCAAGCTCGCGCTGAACACCAAAAGACTTGCCCACGCCTGGAGGACCCACTACAATCATAGCACGCACGTCGCTGTTGATTGTTGCTCGAGTCATTTCTTCCAGGACACCAAAGCGTGTTTCGATGCGATCCATTACTTGTTCGTCGGACTCTACAGTAGACTTTTGAACTGGAGCACCGATAAACTCAACGTCATGTTCTTCAACGTTTACACGGATTTTGTCGCGACCTACACCAATCGCTTCGTTGGGACGAACTGTGATAAAAGGGCCCTTGCTGCCTAATTGGATACCCTTAACCATTTCA